TCATTCCAAATTAGGGTATTAGGTGTGGCGACAGTAAAACTTGCTGCAATACCCGTTGGTTCAACTTTAGCTGTACCAATTATTGTAAGACTTCCTACTGACATAGTTTGCGCTAAACCACTTACAACTATTGTAGAGGACGTGAGAACAGTGTTACTTCCAATTGAAGATGCTACAGCAAATCCACTAGGTTCAATTAGTACACCAGGAAAACCCGGTGACGAAAAAGCAGTTTGACCAAAAGCAACTGTTCCGAAAAACATAGGCTACCCCTTTGGAAATTTATCTTTAATTGTTTTTATAGTTTCTTTCCACTTATCAATTCCATTGTGGTATATGTCATCAAGTTGTTCAGAGATAGATGGATATGCTTCAAGTCTTTTATATATGTATTCTTGTGCTTTTAATTCATTAACCCAAGTAACATATCGTGAGTCATCAGTTGCAACTTCAATTGTCTCTGTTGTTGTAGCACCATGTTCTGAAACAATTTTATTATTAGCATCTACTGTTACAAATGGCATAATTAAGCCCCTATCTCTTGAAGTGTTACAGAATTTAAAGCCATTGTTCCATTATATTTTTCTGTACTCCTTCTTTGTACAAAAATAGCTGAAGAACCTGCCATACACCCTGCTCTTACTGAATAAGTAACAGCATCAGTTGAACTCGGTGAATCTAAAACATTAATATTACACTGACATGGCTGACCACCACCCATAGCATTAGTTTGATGAACAGTTAATATACAAGTACTTCCTCTAAAAACAGTGATACCCCAACCATTTGCGGCTGAACTTGAACCTTCAATAGAACCAGTTATTAAAATTTTACTTGAAGCAGCACTTGGAGTTATAGCTTGTGAATAAATTTCTGTGCCTTCTGAGACTGTAGGGGTGGTATCATCATCAGGGATGGCAGACGTAAAAGTTGCCTTTGCAACAGCAACAGAGATTACCTGTAATAGTTTTCCTTTACTTTTAACAAGAGAGTAATCTATTCGTTTTAAAACTCCTGCATCAGATAATAAAAGCTCATCTGTATCAGCAGGCTCAGCGGCTAATTCTGTTTGAGCTGAAATTACATCAGCATTAAATTTTGCTGCTGTAACAGCATTATCTGCTATTTTATCAGTATCAATTAAGGGTGGGGGTGAAATACCTAAATAGGGCATATTACGCTAACTCCATGATACTTAAAGTAGCATCTATCTTTGCAGTTACACTGCAATCAATTAATATATCGTCTGTTGTTTGTAAAACTATTTTATTACCCGAAATAATTTCTAATGAAGAACCTGCAGGTATACTTACATTTTTAGCGATAAATACATCTTCGTTTGAATTTGGATTACCTCCAGAAGTAGAGGACGTTATTTTTACACTTGCCGTTCTAGCAGCACTGTCAATGTTACATAACAAAAGACCAATGACCACAGTAGTTGTACTACTTGGAACAGTATACAAGACTAAAGGTGTACCTGATGAAGCAGGCATTGCTGCATTAGTTACAAGTTTAAATGTGTTTGTTGCCATTTTTTTCTCCTATGCTAATGCAATTGATAAAGCCACTATATCAACATTGTTAATTGATGTCAAAGCAGGTAAACCAACAGATGTGGCAGTATCCATTACTAATGCTCTACTTGCAGGTAAAGTGCAAAACACGTCTTTTGTGCCTGCGGCAAAATTAACCGCACTGTCACTATTAGAACTTGAGATGACAGTGGTTCGTGTTAGGTCAGAACTATCTCCGTCTAATGTGCCCAATCCAACTTCAAATTCTGCGTTAGCTTGATGTGCAATACAATAATAAGTTGTATTACTGTTACCGATACCTGCGGCAAAAGTATCAAAACCAGTTGCTGCACCCGCAAGGGCAACTGCGCCTGTGCCTGTTGTAGTCGTGGTTTCTTTTACTCTATCGTTTACTACAAAAGCCATTATGTAATTCTCAAAATTGCTGCTGAAGTTGTGAATGCAGGAAACTGTATTGTAAATGTACCGGAAGTTGCAGATTTATCTGCACCGAAATCTAAAACAGCAACTGCAGGATCACCTGTAGCAGTATCATTATAAATTATAGCCCCTCTTGCAGTCACTGTAACTCCAGTAAAAGAGCGATCTGCAAAATCAACAATCGCTACACTAGAAGCAACTGAAGTGCCTCCATTAGTTAAAGCTCCACCACCACTTACATATTGACCAGAGTTTGAAACCTGATTGTCTGTGGTAAAACTTGTCGTTGATTTTCCAAGTGTAGCTGAACTTGTGTAAAGACTTAATTTAAAAGAATTGCCTCCACTTGCTTTAAAATTATGTGTCCCTTCTAAGAGTTCCTTCTTAAAAGAGTTACAAACTGCGCTGGTAGTAATTGCCATAAGTTTTTTCTCCTATAATTTATGGGGAAGGTGATGCAATTGGTATTCTAGGAACACCATCATCATACTGCCCTCTTCTCCTTTGCCCCATTTGTTGTAGAGCAAAAGCTTGTAATTCCTCATTATACTTCTCTTTGTACAGTTTGTACATATCCACAGGACCTTTAAGATAACTAAAACATTCTGTTAAAACCCCATGAAGCAACATAGATTCTTGATAAGTAGATAAATATGTAGTGACTGTGGTATCTCCATCAAAATGAGGGGGGTCAATAACATAATTTACTTGAATAACATAAGTAGATACATCTGGAACAGGAGCTAGAGCAATAGAGGTCTCGTCCCAATTTGCAAAATATTTAGGTACTCCTGTTGCATCAGTAGGATTAAACTCTGAAATAAAGCTTGTATCTCTCTTTTCTAAAAAATCTCTTGTAGTAGTTGCATCACTTGTAGTAGAAATTTGAGTTGAACGAAGATAAACTAGGTCTTCAGGCAAAGTTATAAATCTTTGATTAGCGACTGTTGTTGAAGTTGCATATTTTCTTAAATCATCATAATCCACTTTACCGGCTATATCTAACTCAATGTTTCTTATAAATTGGTCTAATAAAGCATCAGTCAAAACAGTAGAGTCAACTTCTGTATAACTTCTAACTTGTGTGAGAAAATTTGCATAAGAAATGCTCATGATATACCCACAGTAACAGCACCTACTGAGGTAACCGCACTAAAAGATTGTAATTCTGTGCCTAAGGCACTATCACTATCTTTCGGTTGCATACCTACACCTATTGGTGTTTCAACTCCGTCATGCACGAAATTGTTAGTAATATAAAGTAAAAAAATACCAGTATTATCGAGTCCTCTAGGTCTAGCGTTGGCTAAAGCAATTGCATCTGCCTTAATATGTTTTCTTCTTATTTGAGGATGTTTTGCTTCAAATTCAGATTTATGGACAAGTAAACCATTCCATTCTTTTACCATTTCTGTATAGGGAAAAGCCATGCCCGAACGATCAGATATTGCTAAAGAATGTTTACCACGAGCGTAAGCCATTTAGAATACTCCTTTAAATCCTTTACCTCTTATTGCTAATTTAGTTCCTCTTGCCATACCTCCGCCTGCAAGAGAAGTATATTTAGCCACATAAGATTTTTGTTTTTCTGGTTTGTATGTCATATATTTATTATATTCAGAAGTAATATCTCCACGATATTTTGTTTTTCCAGAATCATCCATTTTTCTATAAGAAGCAAGTTGATTCTGATAGTCAGACATCATTGCTTTTTGTCCTTTAGGACTTAAATTCATGTAAACGGATCTTGCTGCATTAGCAACATTAGGCATTTCATTTCTTAATTCTCTAAAATAAACAGGTACTTCTTTTTTTTTGTTTTCCATAATTAGACTCCTTGTGGAAAGTAGGTTTGAGGGGTTACATAGACAGAAGTTCGTTGCCCATCTTCATTAAGGGCTCTAGACAATTCATCTTCGTAAATTAATTTATTCTGTTGCGTTAGCTGTGGGTTTATTTTCATGCTTAAATAATACGCTAAACCTGCGCACATGCAAGGTATGAACCTAAAAACCACATCGGCAGTATTTGTGTAATTTCCAACATCTTCAATTCTTTTAAGTATATAATATTTTAAATGCGTGTAGGTTGAAGCATCTGGAGTTTGATAAAGTGTTATTGTCGGAGTTGTTTGCCTATCAATATAGTACTGCGAAGGTTGTCCAGTTGAACCTTTATTAGGTAAAGCCGCATATTCACTTCTAGATATCTTTGTCAATGATACATCTGTAGTGCTTGCAGTCTGCCCAGTAGTAGTAGAAACATAAGCTTCTAAAACATCATTTGTTGATGTAGGTGCTGCGTAAGTTGCTGTTCCAGATGTTAATGTTTGTTCTTGCAGTTCTACTTTCCAAAGATGAATTCCTCGATTTCCCCATTCTGAGAAAAGAATATTTAAACTTCTTCTTGCAGATTTTAAATCTCCACCACTGTTAACACGTCCACCACATCTTTCATAAGCCTCTTGAATAATATCATCAATATTAAGATCAAATGCAGTTGTTCCTGAAGTTGCCATAATTCACCCTAATATATTGGTGTTTTCTTTTTAAAGCCACCCTTTGCCATTTTCACACCTACAGAGCCACCATATTTCTTTCTCTCTATTTTTTTAAGTTCTGCATTACCCATTTTAGTTGGTACCAAAGATCCTAATGCCCCCAAAGTTTTTGAAACGAAAGGAACAGTCTTACCCACTGCTCTAGAAACCTTGTCTACTGCTAGAATATCCTTCTTAAACTGTCGCATTATCATGCGATCATGTTTTCTTTTTTTCTCTGGATACTCAGCAATCGCTTTTTTTGCAGCTTTGTGAATTTTATCTATATGTTTAATACTTTTTTTATATTCAAAATCCACGTTACTTGTTACTTTTGCAGGTGGTTTGTTTTTAAGAGATTTTCCTAAAGGATCTTTTTTTCCTTGTTCAAAATTTTGCTCCAACTTTTTTTGTTTAAATTTTCTATAAGGAATAAGTTCACCATTTGCAGCCCTAATCATAGACCCCATTTTTACATTCATAGATTTTTCAATAGCCATACCTCGTTTTTTTTCATAACCAGATAATTTACCATCTTTATTTAAATCAGCTTTTTTTGAATTTTTTAATTTTTTACTCATATTACAACATACCTTTATAATAAGTTTTCATCAACCCACCTTTGTTTAATTTAAATTTTAATTCGGCTTCTATTTTTTTTTCTGTGTTTCCTGTTGCGTCTTTACTATAACTTCCTCTAACCCTTCCATGCCTACCTTCTAAACTACCTTCTACATTTTTTCGGCTTGATTGGTTTCGATCTCTTGGTGATGTACTGCCGTCAGATTCTTTAGAAAACTCTAATTTCAAATTAGGCAAATACTTATTTTGTTTTCCAAATTCTACACCTGTTTTTTTGTATTCATAAGTTGTATTACCTATTTGCTTTTTTCTTAATTTAAGCTTTGGCGTTATAGTCAATCCGTATTTGTTTAAACCACCACCTCTAAAAGTTTTTACATTTGTAGGTTTACCATCAACTCCTTGAGCCTTTGCTCTTTTACGTTTTACTGCACTTTTTTTTTGACTTTCACTCATTCTATTAGCCTTTGCTTGTGGTACACATTTTGGGTATTTTCTTTTTTTGTCAGACTTAAGTTTACTACGACCACATTGTTTGTAACCTCCTCCTTTTTTTGGAGAACCGATGTCTACCCATTTTTCGTCAAACCATTTTTTTAAACCCATTTACTATTTCTTCTTTTGTTTTAACATTCCCTCAAGTTGTTTAGCTTGAGAAGCATGTAGCCTTGATGCTTTTTTTAAACCACTAATAATGTTACGTACTTTTTTACTATCCATAATATTTACCTATAATAAATCTTTGTAGTAATCTTTTGCTGATTGACTCATTAAATTGTCACCATCAACATCTACACTTACTGGTGAACCCATTACATCGTGATTGCCCATCTTGCTAAAGCCCCCCATATTCATGCTTGTAGTTTCGCCTGTTTTTGCTTTTTCTTCTGCTACAGTGCTTCCTGCTAAACCTTCTTTTAAACCTCTTGCATAAGCACTTTCCTCTTCTTTTCTACTTTTATCTTTGTCCCTACCTAAAGCTTTTAAACCTAGTCCTACCGCACCCATACCCGCTACACTTGTTAATAAATCTAAACCTAAAAGACCGGTTTGGCCACCTTTAAAATAGCCCTTTGGTTTTGGTCTTGCTATACTAGAATTTTTTTTTCCTCTACGTTTAATATTCGGTTTTGCTCTTTCAAATGTTTTTTGTTTTCTTAAAATACGTTTTCTTTTTTGCCCTTCTTTTTCTATTTCATTCATAAATTTACCATCTTTAGCAGAAGCTGGTTTAGGACCTT